GGCACCTCGAACTCGGTGATCTTCCTCGTCTGCCAGGCTTGCAAGGCGGCTGAACTTCGCAACCGACGACGCCCAGAGGTCGTCGGCGCACTGTATAACCTCGGCCACATCGGGCGGAACTTCATCTGGGTTCTCCATCGCGAGCAGGTTGGCCCGCACGTTCTTGTCAATCGAATACTTCTCGCCAGTCCACATCAGCTTCTTGGCCTCGTCACCGACGCGGGCCAGCACCCACTCGCGCATCTTGGGGCTGCGCACGCTGGTGATCGCGCCTTCGGTCACCTCGGTGACGATCTGCTGAATCTCGACCATCTCGTCAGCGGCGAACTTCACGGCCGAGTGGCACAGCGGCACGTCCACCAGGATGCCACGGTCGTTGATCCGCTCGTTGACGTGGTAGTCGGCCAGCTCGACGTCGGACAGTGGCCGCAGGGCTTGGCTGATCGCCCGCATGGCGCGCACGTCCTGCTCGCAGTAGGCCACCATCTCGTCCATGAGCGCAGCGTCCTCGCGGAACTGGCCGTTGGCCTGCGGCACAGACAGCAGACGGATCAGCTGGCTGCCTCGGTGGTCCTTGCGCATGTCAGCGCCAGCAAAGCGGCCCACGTCTTCGAGCGAGCCGGGGGCACAGTTGGCGCGGGCCTGCGTGGCGGTGCAGTAGAACTGCTCCAGCTCGAAGTTGATCTGGAGCACGTACCAAAAGATCAGCCGCTCGAAGGCGGCGTTGTGGGCGTAGATTAGGCCCTTGTGCTGCCGCACGGCCTCGGGGAATGGCTGGGTTATGCCACCCGCTGCGCCGGGCAACCATGTGACGACTTCACCGTCGTCGAAGGCGTAGGACATCATCAAGACGTCAGTCGTATTATCCTGCGCGTAGTTGTAGACACCTTTTGCCTTGAGATCGCAGCGGCTGCGCGTCTCGAAATCGCAATACAAGATGCTCATGCGTGGCCCCACCGGCTTGCACGACCTTTAATTTGCCCGGCAGTCCGCCCCGGCGTAACCCATGTGCCGTGCCGAACCGCATCCCTAATGTTTTCACTTCGAGTGCCCCAGCGCAAATTTTCTAGCCGGTTATCCGCTGGGTCGCCGTTGTTATGACAGCACTCATGTTTATCTGGTGCGGGGCCCACAAACGCCAACAACACCAACTTATGGACGCACTGACTGTTTCCTCGGCCAAGCGCTACGCTCAAATGCCCTTGCGGCATTCGACCGGATTTTAACAGCCGACCATTAACGCTGCGTCTAAATGACCTCACGCGACCTTGATCGCTGACTTCATATTGCCCCTCGTAGCCGGGGATAGTTTTCCAGTTTTCCATATCAGACAAACAAAAAAGCCCTGTTCTGCATTCTCACCGTGAGGCGTTGGCGGACTCGCAAGGTGCGAGCAGAATGCAGAACAGGGCTTACCTTGAACACGCCGCCAAGCGTGGGGATATTCTAACAGGGGGCCGAAGCCCCCGGTTAATTACGCTGCGCGGCGGCGGCGGGTAGGTGCTTCTTCGGCTGGTGCAGCTTCAGGCGCTTCGCCGTCCATCGACACCCACTCGACAATCTCAAACACCGGAGTGTAGATTTTGCCGTAGGACTTGTGGGCGTAGCTGTCCTTGCGCAGGCGCACGATGGCGACTGGCTTGGACTGGTCCTTCTCCACCTGATCAGCCAAGGCCACAGCCAGGGTCTGCACTGCACGCTTACCGCCCACAGATGTGACGGTGTAGCGGCACTCAGTGCCCTTGTCTTCGCCCGAGACGCATTGCAGGCTCATGCCCACTTGCGACTCCCAGCCCTTCTTCGCACCGGCTGGCGCTGCGTCGAGTTCTGGCAGTGGGTTGGCCACGCTGGTCATCTTCTCGCCGAGCACTTCGCCATCACCCCAGGCGATGAAGCCGTGGACGAAGGAGAACGGGTTGACGGCCCATGTGCTGTCGGCTTCGATTTCGGTCTGCTCTGCGCCGAACACCCAGTGGCCACCTTTGTCCATCTTGATGATGGCCACGCCGCCAGCAGCGCTGACGTCAGTGGAGATGTTGCGCAGGGCGCTGGACAGTGTAGAGACTGCGGGGAGGTTTGCTTTAGAGAATGTTGCGAGTTGCATCGTTTACTTTCATTGGAGTTTAGAAAGGGTGGCCCGGAGGTCGCCCAACTGGAGAATGGCTGGCCGGGGATCGCTCTCCGGGGCCATTGTGGTACCTGACGACTCGGACTTCACCAAGCCTTCTGGCAGTTCGCTAAAGCGCTTTTTGAGCACCTTCTCGGCCTGCGCAGGAGACATGACTGAGGTCTCGACTACGACAGATTCTTTGAGGCCCAACTCGAGCAGCGCCGCTTTGGCTTTGCTCTCATCAGACCACTTACGTCTTGATTGCTTGGGTACAAGTTTATACCCTGGCACCGGCAGATTCTTCTCAAGCAACTGCATGGCCAGGCCGCGCAGGTCTTTGATCCAGTCTTCGAGAAGGTCCGCATTCTTCAGGTAACGGCCAAGCGTGTCAACATCTATTTCTTTGAGCTGTGTCACCAAGGCGCGGTCCACAGCGCCGGTCATCTTGGGGCAGATCGGCTTGGCTGCGCACCAGCGGCAGTGGTCGCCGTGTTGTATTTTCGCGTCGGGCAGCTGCGCGGCTGCGACAGCCTTGACCAGATCACGCTCGAACTGCTCGATGCGGGCCTTGTCGGTCACCCAGCGGCGCACGACTGGTGGCTGCACGATGATCAGCTCGATCTCGTCAGCACCCTCGAACGCCCACGCTGTCTCTGGCGTGCGCATGGCAGCAGCAGCGTAGAACATCATCTGCTCGTTCTCTTCGGCCGTCACGACAACGCCGTCGCCGAACTTCCAATCTAAAACGACAGCGCGATTGCCCATGCGCCCCACAAGATCAGTGCTTCCAAACACGCCAGGCAGAAGGCTGCCAAAGCCAACACGAGTTTCAACTTCATACATCAGCTCCTTCTTGGGGTCGATCTCATCGAGCAGCTCCAGCGCCACGACGAGCTTCTCGTCGAGCAGCTCTTGCGTGAGCACTTGGCCCTCGTGCGTGCGGCCCAGCCAGTCTGTGATCGGCTTGCCGTCTTGGTCGAGGAACTCGCTGATCACGTCGTGCAGCAAGGTGCCACGGTCCGCGTGCTCGCTCGATGGCTTGGGCGGCATCTTCTGCACCAAGGCCACGCTGCCTGGACAGTTGATGACGCGCTTGGCGGTGCTACCGCCGACGATATTACTGTGCTGCATCTTCTTGCTCCTGTTTTGGCCGCATGAACACAACAAAGCCGTCAGGCATCGAGCGGTAGCCGGTTGGCTCAACGGAGTTGAACTTCGCGTCTGGCGCGATGGAGTTGACGTGGGCCAAGATGATGCGCTCTACTTCGGCGCTGGTGAATTCGATCTTCATGATTACTGTCCTTTAAAGTTGTTGAGCCTCCATCATACATGAAAAAAACTTTCGCACAACATATTTTTTCATGCTAAGATTTGGCCATGCTAGAAAAACAAGTTGAAGCCTACCTGATCAAGCGCGTCAAAGACGTGGGTGGTCGGGCGTACAAGTTCACCAGCCCTGCGCATCGGGGCGTGGCAGACAGGATCGTGTGTCTACCCAATGGGCAGACATGGTTCGTCGAGGTCAAGACTGAGGGCGGCAGGCTCTCGGAGTTGCAAAAGGTCTTCGCCAGTGACATGGCGAAGATGAATCAGAAATACACATGTCTATGGAACAAGGAGCAAATTGATGAGTTCATTACCAGTCACTATGGAAGAGGATGAAGCGTTTACCACGCTGGCCGACAGCGCCCTCGACAAACAAGTCGGCGGCAGCCACTACAAAGACAAGGGCATCCAGCCGATCATCTACATCCACGCCAACAACCTCGGCTTTTGCGAGGGCAACGTCGTGAAGTACGTCACCCGCTGGCGCGACAAGAACGGCATCGCTGACCTTGAGAAGGCCAAGCACTACCTTGAACTGCTGATCGAGCTCCATGCTAAAGCTGCGTGACTACCAAGAGCAGGCGGCTGACTTCCTGTACGAGCACGACCGGGCGATGATCCTGGCTCCTGTTGGTGCGGGCAAGACAGCCATCACGCTCACGGCCATGCAGGACATCTTGGCTGACGGCTACGCCATGCGCTTCTTAGTGCTGGCACCCAAGCGCGTCTGCACCGACGTGTGGCCCGTGGAGGCACCGAAGTGGGCACCGATGGCCTCGCTGGCCGTGGCTGTGGGCACGCCTGCGCAGCGTAAAGCCGCGCTCAATAGCGGCGCTCAGATCATCGTCAGCAACTACGACAACATCCAGTGGCTGGCCGAGCAGAACTTGGCGCACATCAACGCCATCGTGTTCGACGAGCTGACCAAGCTGAAGAACCCGTCTGGCGCACGATTTAAGGCGCTGAACAAGGTGATCGGCGACGTCGGTATTCGTTGGGGCCTGACCGGCTCGTTCACCAGCAACGGCCTCGAAGACGTGTTCGGTCAGTGCAAGATCGTAGACCAGACGCTGCTGGGCCGCGCCAAGGGCGT